GGGTGTCTTTGTAACCGGTAAGGGCTGTATTAACCGCCTCGGCTATAGATATGGTCTTCTTATAGTCTGTAGCCAGTATGGTAATGTTAACGGTAGACTCAGAGGTTCAGCCCGTCTTTGCTAATAGGGTTGCTGAAGGAACGCTCATAGACTATGCAGGGTAAGGTTGTACCCTCGGGTATAACCAGCGGGTAAATCTTGGATCCTACCAGGGCCACTACCGGGGCGTTAGTACTCAGTACTGTATATATAGCCTTTCCTGTTGTTATCATTGTGGGTCTGTTTGTGGCAGGTCTGACAGAGGGTTTTTAAGTTACTCTTATCGAAGCCTAAAGCCTGTTTATCCTTTATTGTCTTCCCGGAGCTTACCGGCTTAATATGGTGCACCTCTACGCCCGGGGTTATTATCTTTTTACTGAGGCACTCTTCACAAAGAGGATCCTGTTTAAGTTTCTCTATCCTTATCTGCCTCCAGCGTTTAGTATTATAGACGGCCTTGTGGTTTATGTTCTCCCGCTTGTCGGTCTCCCTTACCCGCTTATAAACTTTTTTAGGGGGTAGATATATCTTAGGCACTCTTAGACCGGGTTAAGTCCTCCAGGCTTTTAATTATAGCCTCGGAGACTATGTTAAATATCTCGGTTTGCTGGCCCTTCACTGCACTAAAGAAAAAGTTAGTACCTGTAATTTTACCCCGGTTCATTTTAGGGGTAAGGGTGTTAGTCAGCGGGTTTTTACGCTGGAAGGTTGTACGGGTGTTTGTACCCCACTCCAGCCAGCGGAGCTTATACCCGTTCTCCCGGCTCCAGACTCCGGTACGTACTCCCAGCTCGTCCGGTGTCTTACCTTTTAACTTCTCCTGTTTAAAGGCTGTAGCGTAGTAACTGTAGCCGGTGGTACTGCTTTCCTTCTTACCGGCATATAGGGCCGCTTGCGCCCTCTGGTTAATAGCGTTGGCCCCGGCTATCATACCGTCTACTACTGCCTTACTCCGGACAGCAGGTAAGAAGCCGTTAAGGAGCTGTAGTAGCTCCTCCGCGTTCTCTACCTTCAGTATCGGGGTGTCCGGCATAGCGTGACTTGTTTTAAAGGTGAACCTTTTTATTGAACGTAAGCACCTACACAAAGGCTTGTATTTTCTTTTGTTACGATTACCGGGATTGCTGATACAGAACCCCACGTTGTTGCTGCATCTAATCCGGTTGTGTACCCTGCAAGTTCAACCCCTGCACCAACGGCCTGATTTGCTCCTGATTTTAGCGTATAATCCCCGGCATCAAAGCTTGTAAACAAGGCTTTTGCTGCGGCCTCAGAACTTAGGAAAATAGAATGTGCATCGTGCCCTAAAGCCTGCCACTCGGCGAATGAATAGGTTGTTGCACCAATCTGGAAAGGCTTTGCAACGGGTGAGTAGTAATTTTTATAATCGCAAACCAAACCTGTTGTTCCGGCATGACTATCAAAACCAAGCAATACACCTGCGGCATTCAGCGATACAAGTAAATTGTTTTTTATTACAATGTTTTCACTGTCCTGTGTTCCGGCAATCGCTGAATTTTCATCAGCATAAATCATTGAGGCAAAAGCCTGAGCATAGGTCGCAGCGGTCTGGATTAAAGTGTTGCCAAAAATGTTAAGACCTGATACACCCCTCGCCCATATATGGCGGTTACATTCCGAAATCAGGTTATGATACACACCGTTAGCCGTGTAAGCCTGTTGTGTGCCAGTCTTAACTACTAATCCCAAAGTAGTGTGAGAAATGTTGTTATACTTGATGTGCATATTTACACCACAATTCAAAAGTGCAGCGTGAATAGTTGCAACGGCTTCAGCCGGATAATCAAGTTTGAAACCTATTAGCCTGTTACCGATAAATTCCGCCTCATTGTTTAGTCCTGCCGTAGCTGTTTCTGAGCCGAATGTTATTTGCGTTCCTACCAGCGAATTTGACTTTGACCAGTTGTAATTGCATTTAATAGCATTTGCAGCCGCTCCGGTTCCCTGTACATTAATATGGTTAAGTTGTGACTTCGTCGCACTTGTTAACCTGTTATTACTAATTACAGCAGATGGCATTGTAAGCAATAATACAAACCCCTGTGTGGTTGCTGTAAATGTTGCAAGTGTAGATGAAAATAAGTTGTGCTGAATGTCACAAGCTCCGCCTGTTACTGATATTGCGTAAACAGTTCCGGAAGCCTTATCGTTCTGATAGAATTTTGAATACGAAACAGACCAAACCTTTGCAGTTGAAAATGGTACTGCCACCCCTACTCCCAAAAGGTCATAATTAAATTCACAACCCAATACAGAGGCGGCTAAATCATAAAGACTGATACAAGTCTCTTTGTTGTTTATACCCCATTTGGAGTTCTTTACAATTGCATTATTACCTCTTAGGTGAGCAGATGAATGAATGAAATGACACGTATCAAATGACCCCCAAGTAACTACATTTTGAGTTGTCGAGCCGGAAGCCCCTATAAACAGACTATTTTTGAACAGTGTCGAAACTTCGATAGTTGCTGCACCTAAAACCAGGTTAGTGACTGCACCCATAAATTTACAGTTGTTTACTTCGACACTCTTATTATTAGATCCATACCAGCGTAACACATCGGTTGTGTTACCCTCTCCGTCAAATATTATGTTTTGCCACTTATAGTTACCTGACACCATGTAAACAACGATATTCGTACCTATACTTCTTATCGTTACTTTGCCCAAGCCTATAAATGTATTTGTCTTTGACAGATAGGCGTATCTGATCGAAGTTCCGTTATAATCTTCAACACAAATTCCACTTTTTACATAAATTGTATCTCCGGCTGTGCTGCTTGTTGATGCCTTATTTATGGTTTTCCATGGAGCAGCTTTTGTACCCGCTGGATTCGTATCTAATCCATTTACGGGGTCTATCCACCTGACAGCGGTTGTAATCTCTGCCGGTACAACAAAGTATGTGTTTGCAGCCGTCAAGTCATCACCGGTAAGTGGTGCGGAGTAAGCAACAATATCAGCCACATAAGCCTCTGATGTTTCAACTCCGTTACCGTCAACTACCTGTGCAACGTGACGGGTAAAATACTGATTACCATAATCAAGATTTTGGAATAATGAAACTACCGGAACACCAGTTAGTCCAAAAATATCAATAGTTGCAGCCGATTTATAGGGAAATCCTTTTACCCATCCTGCCGGGAAGTCATAGCCTGTTATCAGGACGTTTGCCCCGCCTTTCTTATCGACAAAGTATTTCGATCCTGATACATCAACGATTGTTCCGTCAAGCCAAACAGATGCTAATGCAGCGGCAGGGATTTGGTTCACATTTGACCCTACCAGAACCCCGCGCGGGGTTATAGATTTTCCTATCCCCGGCATAGCTTAAACTGTTGAGTTGTTTGTAACTCCGGCGGCGGCTATGTTAAGCGCCTTACGCCCGTAAGCTGAGGTAACCCGTCCGTAAGCCATAGTAACCGTTACAGCCTCCAGAGCGGCTATAACTGTGGTTACTGTTAGCTCTATGGTCTTCGTGTTGGCCCCCAGAGCGGCGGCAGTAATTACGTTAGCTACAGCGTTACGTGTAGAGGTGAAGTCCGCTACATAGGCAGCAGGGTTATACATTACCCTGTCAAATGTCAGGATAATACGGGTACCCGCGGCATTAGTGGCACGGGTAAGCAGCACGGGTAAAGGCATTTCCGGCTCTGACAGGTATACGACCCCGAGGCCCCCGGCAGTAATGGTAAAAGAGGCTACGCTCTGACCAAAGAAGGCTACCTTATCGGCTGCTAAGCTCTTACCCTTCCACGGGTGAAAGGTAAGCTCTGCACCGGCAGAGTTATAGAAGGCTCCGAAGGTTGTAGCTTCTGAGGCCTCGAAAGCGTAGGAGGGCAGCTCTACGGTCTGGGCGCCTGTTGCAAGGGGTACACTCCCATAGGCTCCTGAAATCTGGTTAAGGGCGTCGTTTATCATCGTTATTCGTTTATAAGTTCAGCGTTAATAATAAGACCTTCTTTAAACCCCGACTCCTCTATGCTGAGGATCCGGTAGAGTTTAGCGTGGTGCAGAATTCTCATAGTCTCCTTTACCTCCCGGTAATAGGTTGTAAACTTTACTACCTGGGAGCTGAAGGTCTCCTTATTGTCGAGTCCTTTAGTGCCAGATATGAACTTAACCCCCGCCCGTAGTACCGCGAAGGTGCTGTAGGTCTCCGTAATAGCTCCGTACTCGTCTCTGGCTGAGCTTAAAGACTGTACGGTTATTTCGTGCCTGAGTTCTCCGGGGTTCATTACTCTATAGTGTAAATACGATAAGGGTTAAGTAGAAACTCAAAACTGTAAGGGACTTTATACCCTTGTGCAAAACTGACCGGAGAACGGTTAAGGTAGAGGTTAGCTGCCATTATAAGGGCGGCGTGTTTAACTGCTACGGGTACGTCCTCCGCCTCAGTATAAGAAGCTAAGCCTCCGTTACAGTAGTCCGCTATAGCCCCTTCAGTTACCCCTATTAACGAGGTTATGTAGGTGTCGTCTGCTGTATACCCCGTCTCTATGTTAAGGTGTGCTTTAATAGCCGCTAAGGTGGTGTAGGTCATACTCCGGGTAATTTGTAATTAAATACTACTTCCCGGTAAAAACTATAAAAAAAAGCCCCTCCGGTGTGGAGAGGCTTTTTAGAGTGTACCCTATCCGGGTTTATTTCATTGATCCAGTTTTGAAAGCTCCGGACCTACGGGCTACGGCGTCGAAGTAGCCGTTAATGTGGATGCGGATATTACCGAGGGCTGCCTGGGTGAAAGGATCTACCAGCAGGTCAATAGCGCCCCAGCTTCCGATAAGGTACTCGGCCCAGTTACCGAAGACAATACCGAACTCGTCAGCTCCTACCTGGAGGGCAGAGGCTACGTGGTTAGTAACGAGGA